AATAACATAGTCATAATTCATTTTTATCTCATCATCTGTGATTAGATGTGCAAACTCATTAAAAGATGCAATTTCAATCGTACAAGATCCTGACAATTGTTCTTCCATATTTCTTATAACATCATCTGGAAATATACCTCTATATGGTCCAACAACAGATTCACGATACTCTTCTGCTGCTTTTAATGGATCAACATTGATAATATCTAAATTAGGACACATATCAATTTTTGTTGCCTTGTTTCCGATTGAAGTTTCAAAAACATCTTGCAAATTAGAAGCTGGATCAGTACTGATTAATAATACTTTTTTACCACTATCTGCTAATGAGACAGCAATAGAACAAGACACTGAAGTTTTACCCACTCCACCTTTACCAGTAAAAAATAAATATTTTGTTAAAGTGATATCTTCAACATTAAAATTCTTATAATCATTCATTATTAACAACCGCCTCCGTTGTCACCACAACAACATTTTTTTGTTTTTTTAACTACATCTGAATTTAGTTCACTCGCATCGATTCCAAGCCATTCTGAAAATTCCTTTCTTGAAGGATAACTTCCTGACTTAACAACATCACCATTTAATATGGTAATTGGCAATACTTCTGAACCTTTACTTTTTAGCAATTCACTAACCTTTTGATTTTGAACGAACGCTTGAGGTTCTTGCGACAAGTTATGTCTAACAACATTAAAACCTTTTTTATTTAAAATGTTTACGATTGTAGATACTCGTAACAATTCAGGATCTACACTAGGTCCACACACACCTGTTGAACAGCACATAGCTGGATCAAAAATTTCTAATTTACTCATTATTCGTATCTTCCTTTAACAACAATGATTTTCTGAAGGTGATTTTATAGTCTTACAAACACACTCTTCTTTTTCTTCTACGAGATTATTTAAATTTGATAGAAACATTTTTGCATTTTCTTTATTGATTGAATATCTCATCCATGAACCATCCTTTCTGCCATTAACTAATCCAGAATCAGTTAGCATTTTCATGTGGTAACTTAAGGTTGATTGTGAAACGTTGACTAGTTTTAAAATGTCACATGCACACATTTCGCCACACGATAAAATATCAATAATTTTTAATCTAGTTTCATCTGAGATAGCTTTAATGATTGGTACTAATTCAGAATATGTATACGCCATAAACTTTACCTCCTTATTATTATATACATATAACATATCGAAAGTTATCGATATGATAATATTATACTACTGATATCGAAAGTTGTCAATATGTTTGAACTAAAAGTTTGATGGTTTCTTTATAAATAAAGAAAAATAGAGAAAACATAACTTCAAAAAATATAATATTGTATTCTTTTCAAAATAGAAATAAGCCTCTTTTTGTACTTTAGGAAAGAGACTCAAACCCGTTTAATTGCCTTAAACTTGCGTACAGCTATCTATTACGGCCCATAGGTACTTGAATGCCGAGCAACACCATAAACTTAGTGCTATCTAGGGAGAGTTCTAGAACCCCTCAATAATATAATACGTAAAAAGCCGGGATTTTTCACCCAGCAATTTTAATTTCTTTTCCGTTATTGAAAATGAACGTGATGCTTCCATCTTGATTAACTACTGCTTTTTCAATTAAGTAAGACCAAATATCAATATCAAATTCTTCAAGTAAATTAGGCTTTGAGTCAAGCTCAACTATAAATGCTCTCATATAATCGGCTTGAAGTCTTTTCTTTTCTAATTGCTTTTTAGCGTTATCAATATCACTTAGTATTTTTGCATGTTCTTTATCATATGCATCATATTTCTTTTTGAATTCAACCTGGTCCATTGCTTCAGCGGTATTTTGCTTAATCAAGTTCTCAACCAAAACAATGATGTCAGCTGCTTTATTTGAAAGTGTCGTAATCTTATCTTCAAGTTCTTTTGAGTTATCAAGAACCTTTATCATTTCATTGCAATCTTCAATCAATTGAGTCCTATCACCCATAAAGTTGTTGTATGCTTTAATAAATCTAGCCTTAACATCTTCTTCGGTTAAATTTGGAGTTTTACAAAAGTCGCCTTTCTTCTTATATTTATCATTACAAACAAGCACAACTTTTCTATACCTATCATTGGAATGAAAGATTTTACTTCCATAAATTCCTCCACAATCACCGCAGATCAGCTTGCATTTAAAAGGATTATTTTCGCAGTATCTATTATTGTCTCTTCTTTGAAGCTCAACTTGCACCATAGCCCATTGATGCTTGTCAATTATTGGATCATGATGATTGTCAACATAAATCTTCTCAAGTTCGCCCTTATTCTTATATGAGACATGGTCTAAGAAATTTTTAACAAAGGTTTTTTGCATTTCTGCATCACCTTTATATTTTTCATTCTTTAATATTGATACTACAGTTGATGGATGCCATTTGACTTTATGTGCTGGTGTTTCTATTCCTTTATCAGTTAAATCCTTACAAATTGAAGCCACTGATTTACCTTTTAAGAATTCATTATAAATATATCTTACAACCTTAGCTTGTTCTTCATTTACAATAAATCCTTTAAGTTTATCAGTTGGATGTTTATCATAGCCTAAAAAATTGCTATAGCCTAATTGAGAATATCCATCTACGGCTTTTTTCTTCTTACCCCATTTAACATTTTCTGATATATTTCTGCTTTCTTCTTGAGCCATTGATGCGAGAATTGTAAGCATTAATTCACCATTAGAATCAAATGTATAAACGTTTTGTTCTTCAAAAAATATCTCCACACCTTTGGATTTTAATTCTCTTGTTAAACTTATGGTATCTAGAGTGTTTCTTGCAAATCTTGATACTGATTTCGTGATAATCAAGTCTATTAAACCGTTTCTAGCATCTTTAATCATTTTATTAAAACCATCACGATATTTTAAATTAGTGCCAGATATACCTTTGTCAGTATAAATATCAACCATCTGCCATTCAAGATGATTATTAATATAGTTTGTATAATAATCCACTTGTGCCTCATATGAATTTGCTTGTTCCTCTTGTTCGGTTGAAACACGAGCATAGGCTGCAACCCTTCTTTTTTGCAACGATTCATTAGGCAGCTTTGTAAGTGGATTAATTTTGCTCGGTATTATTCTTACGTTTGGCATATTGTAATTTACTCCTTTCTCTTGCTTTATTTATTGCTTCGATTGACCATTCACACCTCTTTTTAGGTATTACCTGGATAAGTCTCTAGAAAGCTAATATTTTCTTTGAATTTAGATTCATCAAATACAGTTATATCAAGAGCTTTAGCACAAGCTTTCCTTAAGCAATCATCTCTAAGCGATATTGAAGCACAATAATCTTTTCCCTTATCTAAAAAGGTATTGCATTTCCAAAATATCTTATGGGCTCCTTGCTTATGTCTATAAGTTGAACCACATATTCCACATTTAATTAGTCCAGTGAATATAAAATCACGTCTAGGCCCTTTTGGCACATAGCTACTAGGATCCTTTCTTTTTAATGCTCTTAGTTCTTGAACTTTATTAAAGTCTTCAAGAGAGATAATTGGTTCATGATTCTCGTCAACAACATACTTTTGCTTTTCGCCTTTGTTTACCATTCTTCTTTTTGTTAAATGGTTCTCTGAATATGTTTTTTGTAAAACAAGCTTTCCTGTGTAAACTTCATTATCCAAAATTTGATTTATAGAACTTTGACTCCAAAAACCACCTTGTTTACCTCTAAGTCCCTCTTCATTTAGAATCTTTGCAATTTTGTAGTATCCATAACCTTTTAAGTAAAGGTCGTAGATTTTTCTTACAATCTTTGCTTCTTCCTCAATGATTGTGAATTCTTTATTTTCTACTTTATAACCTAAACAATCGTATTTTGAAGCGAGCCTTCCTTCATTAAAGTTTTTCTTAACTCGCCACAGTACGTTCTCACTACATTGCCTAGATTCTTCTTGAGCATAACCTGCAAGCAGTGTAATTAAGAATTCACCATTAGCAGATAAGGTATGGATATTTTGTTCTTGAAAATAAATATCAACGTCTATTGCTTTCAATTCTCTTATTGCCTTCAAACAATCAACAGTGTTTCTAGCAAATCTTGATAAAGACTTTGTGATAATAATATCAATAAGGCCTTTCTTTGCATCACCTAATAATCTTTGAAAATCACCTCTTGAAGCCTTAGTACCTGTTTCACCTCTATCATAGTAAACTCCAACATACTGCCAATCAGGATGTGATTGGATAAATTCACTAAAATAACTTACTTGGCTAGATAATGAGTGAAGCATTTGATCAGTGTCAATTGATACACGAGCGTAAGCTGCAACTTTCTTTAATTTTGGCATTTCTTTTTCTTTAGGAATTATATTAATTTCAGCCATTTTGCACCTCCAAACTTGGTATCATATATATCACTCTTTTTTAAGTATTTATCCAGTCATTTGAACGATATAAATTGGTTTTCTTAATACAATATTTTTGTGCTAATTTAGCTTCTATTTTTCTAAATTCGTCAATTTCAATTATTCCTTTTTTAACCATAGATTTTGCTTGAATAATGGAATTAAGGTAGTTTTTTTCATTATTGTTCATTTGAACCACCCTTTCCAACCAAACTCCAATATTTGTCTTTACACTTACTAGAGCAATACTTTTTTTGTCTATGACCTCTCGTTTGGATTAGTGGTTTGCCACAAATCGGACATAACTCTTTCTTTTTTAATTGATCACTCTTTGAACGTGAATAAATTGTTTTAATTGTTGATTCATTAAATCCAGTGATTGATGCAATAGTCGAATAAGACATTCCTTCTTTTTTCAATTTAATAATTTGTTGTTTCTCTTGATTTGTCATGTCATTCATCTCCTTCAAGAGTAAAGGGACAAAAATCTCAATATTGATAACCTAAAATCAAAAAAATCTCACCCAAATTAATGAGTGAGACACGTCTTGATGTTTTTACATCTGCTAATTTAATTTTTGAAGCATCGAATTTACTCTTTCAAGTTCACCTTCAAGTTCTTTTTTATCCTTAGTACTATCAGCTGATTCAATTAGATCTTTTAAATCTTGCTGTTCAACTAAAAGAATCCCTTTTAAAGTTTGTGCTTCTTTATTAGACAAGTCTAAAACAGGCATTATTACACCACCTTTCAAATTCCATATTTCAAATATTATGAGCTCAAGTTTTGATGAATTTACCATAATTTACACCCATATATTTTTCTTGTCAAATCAGCCTTTTAATCAAAGATTAACTTTTTGATAAAATTTATTTTGAACCTTCGTTTTATTTTTCTAAACACATACAATAAGGCCCGTTTTTTATAAAAAAGTCTTCTAACCCCCTATGAAAACATTTTCTTTAAAAATTTATTTTTGAGCATTAAAAAAAGCCCACTACTCATCATTTCTGACTTTCATGGTCTTAGTTTAGTTTTGTTTATCTTTATTAAATTGTTTGAAGATTTGGTTTGTACCAGTTGCAGTTAATCCTGAAGCTGCACCAATTATAATCGCCACAACTACATTAGTTGCTGGAATAATTGATGGGATAAAAAAGAAACATATAACTCCTGCGATTGCTCCAATTGATAAAGAGATCAAAGGGATGAATCTTAGAAACTTCTCATTATTATTAAATGCTTTCTTTAATACCTCAATGATTAGATAAACTGCTGTTGCAATTGCTGGTACACTAATTAAATTTAAATACTCCATATGCTACCTCCTACTTGTGTGCTTGTTTGTTTACATATTCTTCGATATCTTCTATAGCTTCAGTAACAGGTCCATTGCATCCTTGCTCTTTTAATCCTTTAAGGCATGCAAGAACACCTTTAGTTAAAATGGACTGTTCTTCTTTTATAGATTTGTTATCTTTATCATTCTTTTCTCTTTTTAAGAGCCAATTGTGAAAAGCAAAAACAGCACCAAAGATTACTCCAAGTGCTGTTATTACTGATGCGATTGTAATAATGATTTGATGTAGAGCCATAGCCTATTCCTCCAAAAACTCAATTACTGATTCAAGAGCAATAAGCTCATATGGTGTTGGAATCTTAGACGTGTCTGCAAAATCAGATTCTTTCAATTCTACCTTTGTAATATCATCAACCTCTGTATTTCTAAGATCTGTGATTTCTTTATCAAAGGCAATCTTAGATTCGATGTCTTTAAGCTTAATTCTTCCACCTTCAAGAACAATAGGCTCACCCATCTTTTTATGGGTCTGAACTTCATACAAATCCATTAACTAATATGATTGCTGTAGGTAGGTCTGATATTAATGATTTACGCCCAGCAACTGCAAATTTTGGAGCACATACGATTACTCTATATGCCCCAGGGCAAAAGATTTTAAGCACATATCCTGAAGCATTTTGTACAGCTAATCCTGGAGTGATTAGAACTACGAGATGGGGTAATTTTTTGGATTGTGAATCTGAATGGACAAACATATATCACCCATATGGTATATGGGAGTAG